ATCTTGAAGCTTATGATTCTTCAATTACAGCTATTACATCAACAGCAGCTGGGCAAGATACATCATATGCTGCTTCATATTGGCCTTGGTGTATGATAACAGATCCAGATTCTAACCAAAGAGTTTGGGTACCAGCAGGAACATTAATTCCAGGAGTTTATGCCGCTAATGATAGAACAGCAGAAGCATGGTTTGCTCCAGCAGGTATTAATAGAGGTGGATTAGGAAATGTAATTCAAGCTGAAAGAAAATTAACTCAAGCGAACAGAGATACATTATATACAGGTAAAGTAAATCCAATCGCTACATTCCCAGGTAGAGGAGTTGTAGTATTTGGTCAGAAAACTTTACAAACTCAAGCCTCAGCTTTAGATAGAGTAAATGTTAGAAGATTATTAATTGCATTAAAAAATTACATTAGTCAAGTATCGGATAATTTAGTATTTGAACAAAATACAGCAGCTACAAGAAATATATTCTTAGGCCAAGTTAACCCATACCTGGAATCAGTACAACAAAGACAAGGTTTATACGCGTTTAAAGTTGTAATGAACGATTCAAATAATGGACCCGACGTAATTGATAGAAACGAATTAAGAGGTGCGATATACATTCAACCAACTAAAACGGCTGAATTCATTTACTTAGATTTCAACATTCTACCAACAGGAGCTGAATTTCCTGCATAAGAATTAGAAAATATAATATTTATAACTGAATAAAAAAATAAAAAAGAACATAAAATGGCAGTATTAGACCCAAACGAAATATTTTTCACAGCTTTTGAACCAAAAGTAGCTAATAGATTTATTATGTATGTTGATGGATTTCCATCATATATAATCAAAGGTATTAGTGGTTTAGGGTTCGCGCAAGATGAAATTACATTAAACCATATTAACACTTACAGAAAAGTAAAAGGTAAGTTAAGATGGAATGATATTACAATGCAATTATTTGACCCTATTACTCCTTCAGGCGCTCAAGCTGTAATGGAGTGGGTTAGATTACACCATGAATCTGTAACAGGTAGAGATGGTTATAGTGATTTTTATAAAAAAGATCTTACTATTGATGTATTAGGTCCTGTAGGTGATGTGGTTTCAGAATGGATAATCAAAGGTGCATTTATCAAAGATGGGTCATTTGCTGATATGAACTGGGATACCGATAATGAAGCTCAAAACATCGATCTTACAATTGGAATGGATTACTGCGTGTTAAATTTCTAAAAAGAAATTACATATTTTTTAAAATTAGCTTGGCTTCGGTCAAGCTTTTTTTTACATTATATATGTATACATGATAATTAAGTTATAACTAAATAAAATTTATATGAGTGAAGTTAAAACGGGAACTGAGAATACCTCACCCCAACCTCAATTAAAAGAAGAACCAAAATACAATTTTCCAACTGAAATTGTTGAATTACCTTCAAAAGGATTAGTTTATCCTGAAGATTCCCCATTAGCTAGTGGTAAGATTACAATGAAATATATGACAGCTAAGGAAGAAGATATTATTACAAATCAAAACTATATCCAAAAAGGAACAGCTATAGATCATTTATTAAATGCCCTAATTATTACCCCAGGTGTTAAGCAAGATGATTTAATTACTGGGGATAAAAATGCAGTTTTAATAGCATCACGAATCTTAGGATATGGAGCTAATTATAAGTTTGAATATATGGGTGAAAATGTTGAAGTAGACTTATCTACCTTAGAAAATAAAGAAATAGATTATTCTTTAATAGAAGGTAGAACAAATGAATTTGAGTTTACTCTCCCTCACACAGAAACACCAATAACATTTCGACTTTTAACAGGAAAAATTGAAAATAAAATTACTGCTGAGTTAAAGGGTTTAGCAAAAATTAATAAGTTAAAATCAGCAGAAATGTCAACTAGAATGAAGCATTTAATTGCATCTGTAAATGGTAATGATGACAGAAAAACTATTAGAGATTTTGTTGATACTAATTTATTAGCTAGAGATGCTAAAGCATTAAGGGATTATATTGCAAAAATTCAACCTGATGTTAATATCAAATTTGATTTTGAAGACTATGATGGTGAAATCAAAGAAAGAGAAATTCCAATTACTTCAGGGTTTTTTTTCCCTGACCCCGAGTGAGGCGAGGGAGTATAGAATAGGTTTATTTTCTCAAATTCATGATATAATTTTTCACGGTAACGGAGGTTTTGATTATATGACAGTATATAATATGCCCTTATGGTTAAGAAAATTTACATTTAATAAATTAAATGCTCACTATGAAGAATTAAATTCACAAAAATCAGGAACATCAACAGATAATTTAAGTGAAGCTAGAAGTATTTTACAAAAAGCACAACAACAAAAAACACCCCAACAGAAAAAAACCCAACCAAAAGTTAAGGTTCCTGACTTTGTTACAAGTACTAGAAAGACGTCACAAAAGTGATGTCTTTCAATATTTATAACAAAACAATCCCATATACATGGCTAATTCTGATGAAATAAAAAGACTAACAGCAGAACTTAAACGTTTAAGGTTAGAATTTGGAGAAACTGAAAATTATAAAATAGTATCTACTAATGAAGTAAATATTATTAAAGAGCTTAATTCACAGATCTTAGAATATAGAAATTCTTTAGATGAAATAGCAGATAGTTGGGGTACGGTTAAAGGAATTATTGATGATGTTCAAAAACAATTTGGAAAATCTGCTGATGGTTTTAAAACAGCATTAAGTTCATTTAATAGACTTCAATCAATTAGTAATAAGTTTAGAGAAGATGCTTTAGGTCTTCAAAAAATGAGTTCTAAAGAGATTAAAAGTAATATTACAAACATTCAAAAAGAAATTGTTGTTCAACAAGAAGCATTAAATTTACTTATAGCAAAATCAAAAACAGCAGAGGGGTTAACTGAGAATGAAAAAAATATGGTTGAGGAGCTACAATCTGAAAATATTCAGAATAAATTAGCTTTAAAAACTGCAAGAGCAAGACTTACTCAAGAGCAAAAAATCCAAAAAACATTAGGTATAACAGGTACTGTTGTACAAGGTTTAGAAGGAACCTTTAAGAAGATAGGAATGAATGCTGATTTCTTTGAAGACTTAAATGAAGATATGTATGAAGCTGCCAAAAGTGGTAGTAAACTAAAAGTAGCTTTAACAGGTCTTAAAGGTATTGGAAAAGGTATAGCAGGACAATTAAATGATCCTGTAGTAATATTTGGTTCTATTTTTAAAGGACTAAAAGCATTATATCAGCTAACTGGTAAATTTATAAAACAACAAAAAGAAGCATTTTTAGCTACATCTGGAGCTTTTGGTAAAGGAGCAATTAAAAATATGGAAAGTACTCAAGGTTTATTTGAGAACTTAACAGCATCTGCTAATGCTTTAAGAACAGAACTAGGTTTTGTTCCCGATGTAAATAAACAAATACTAACCGGAGTTCATACTTTAGTAGATGGGTTTGGGATGTCAGGAGCTGAAGCTGCTAACTTATTTAAACTTAGTGAAGAATTAGGAATTAGTGTAGCTGATATGCCGGGTCATATCGCAGGATTAGGAGGTGAAATGGAAGCTGCTAGTGGAATGGCTATTGACTTCCAAGAAGCTATGGGAATTGTAGCTAACGCTAGTGCTAGTACTAGATTTAATATGAAAGGTAGTGCTAATCAATTAATAAGAGCAGCAAACTTTGCTTCTCTTTTAAATATGAGCATGTCTGATATTCAAAATGCAGCTGAATCAACTTTAGACTTTGAAAGTTCTATTCAAAAAGAAATGGAAGCTGAATTATTTTTAAATAAAAACTTAAATTTAGAAAAATATAGATATGCAGCTCTAACTGGAGATGCTACAACACAAGCTTCAGAATTACAAAGATTAATTAAAGAAAATGGTCCTTCCTTAAAAGGTAATGTTTTAGCTCAACAGAAATTTGCAGATGCTTTAGGAATATCAAAAGAACAACTTGCAGAGTCTATTGAATCTATGGAACTTCAAGAAAAATTAGGATTTAAGGCTGTGGGTACTCAAAAAGCTCTAGATATTTTAATGAAACAAGGCTTAACTAAAGAACAAGCTATGTCTAAGTTAAGGCAACAAGGTGCAGATGGAGTTACAAACGCTATTGAAGCTGAAAAAGCATTTCAAAATAGATTTGAATTAGCTCAAAGAAAATTCCAAGAAGCCTTTACAGGTTTAGCCGAAAAAATATTTTCACCATCAAATATGGCTAAAATTGATAAAATGATTAGCGCTTTTGCAGATTTTATGGGAGGTCCTGTAATGCAAGGTGTTATTAATTATCTTCCCCACATAGCAGCAGCCTTAGCAGCTTTATCAGTTCTTAAAATGTTCAATCCTATCCAAAATGTAGGAATAATGAATGTAGCTCGTATGAATGGTGGTATGGGTGGAGGTGGTATGGGTGGAGGTGGAGGTGGTTATGGTTCTAGTGGTAGTGGTGGAAAAAGAGGTAAAAAAGGTAAAGGTAGTAGAGGTAGAGGTAGTAGAGGTAGAGGTAGAAGAGGTGGAAGAAGAGGTGGAAGAGGAAGAGGATTAGGTGGATTAGCTATTGGGTTAGGAAGCATGTTAGCTATGGATATGGCACTTAGTAGTGCTGATAATGCTATAGCTGGAGATGAAGGTGGAGATGGTGGTGCTTCAACGTCAGCAATGGGTACTGGAATGTTAATGAATACTGGAATAGCAGGTGCTGAAGTAGGTGCCGATGTTATAGGTAATAATATAGCAAATAAAGGGGCTAAAGCTACTAGCTCTGGTGGTGGATTTTTATCTAAACAAATGGCTAAATTAAAAGGAGCAGGAGGAGGAATGTTAAATTTAGGTGCTAAAGCCAAAGATTGGGTAGGGTCAAAAATCGGAGGTATTTTTCCTAAAATATTAGGAACAATTAAAAAACCATTAAGAGGAGTTTTAAGTAAAATTCCATTAGTTGGTGCTATTATCGAAGCTATATTTACTGGAATGGATGTAAATGCTATTGCAAAATCACAAGATTTATCCAAAGAAGAAATGTATGCCGATATGGGAGCATCCGTAATATCAGGAGGATTAGGATTAACAATGGGTTCATTAGCAGCAGCAGCAGTTTCATCTTTACAAGCTGTAGGTATACCAGGTTGGTTACTCTCAGGAGCTGCTTTTATGGGGGGTGATTGGTTAGGAAGACTATTAGGTAATGCTATTTCAGACCATATAGGAGGACCTTTATTAGGTAAATCTATATTTGATTTATTTTATAAAGATGCACCTAAAGAAATGGCAACTGGAGGTATTGTAACTGGACCTACAAATGCTATAGTAGGAGAAGCAGGTGCTGAAGCTGTTGTACCATTAAATGAATTTTATGCTAAAATAGACGAACTCATACAAGTAGTTAAAG